TGGTAATGGTCGATACTTCCGGAAGGACAAGCAAGGATTCTTGCCTGAAATGATGAACAGGATGTACACTGAACGAAAGAGCTACAAGAAGAAGATGCTTGAAGCTGAATCGGAACTTGAATTGATTAATAAAAGGTTGGCACAATTATGAAGAAAGGTGATGTAGTATCTCTGGTCACATTGACTGGTGAGTTTGTTGGTAAATTTGAAGATCAAACTACGGCAGGTGTGAAGTTAAAAGACCCACGCTGGGTTATCCATGGCGAACAGGGTATGGGATTTGCCCATGGTCTATGCGCAACGGGAAAGAATGATCCAACCCAAGTTGAGTTCTTCAGCGGTGGTATTATCTTTGTTACCGAATCTAATGAAGATATCGAGAAGGCGTATCGTTCAGCAACGAGCGGACTAATCCTTTAATGATTGAAAACATGAGTAAAGCTGACCTTCTCGAGCGTAAGAAGCAGGTCATCAAAGATATAAGCAAGTATAAGAACTTGCAGCTTGCCAAGAAGGTTCAGCTAAACTCAGCCTATGGTGCGGTTGGTAACAAATACTTCCGATTCTTCGATGTGAGGAAAGCGGAAGCAATCACACTATCAGGGCAGTTGTCAATTAAATGGATTGAGAGGAGAGTTAATGAATACCTTAATAAGTTACTTCAAACATCCGAAGCTGATTATGTTATTGCATCGGATACGGATTCTATCTATGTCAACTTCGATGCACTTGTACGCAAATGCTTTGAAGAGGGAAGTGACCCTGTCAAGATCGTCAATTTCCTGGACAAAGTTGCAGCTGAGAAGTTGGAACCTTTTATTGATAAAAGTTATGAAGAACTGGCACGAATAACGAACTCATATGATCAGAAGATGTTCATGAAACGAGAAGTTATTGCGGATAAGGCTATCTGGACTGCCAAGAAAAGATACATGATGAACGTGTATGATAACGAGGGAGTCAGATATGCCAAGCCCAAGCTGAAGATGATGGGGATTGAAACTGTAAAGTCATCAACTCCCCAGTCTTGCCGAACAGCGCTTGAAGAGGCTATTAATATTATTATGAACAGTGGCGAGTCAGAGGCTCAGGCATTTATATCCGACTTCCGATCTAAGTTTGAGCGGTTGCCATTCGAATCTGTTGCGTTTCCTAGATCCGTTTCTGACTTTGGCAAGTACGATGATGGTAAGAAGGATTTGACCATACCCAAAAGTACACCGATTCATGTTCGTGGTGGTCTAGTTTATAATCACCTGATCAAGAAGCATGGTCTTGAGAAAAAGTATGAATTGGTAAAGGATGGCGAGAAGCTGAAGTTCTGTTACCTAAATAGTCCGAACCCTGCTCAACATAATGTAATCAGCGTTATGACAACGCTGCCTAGAGAGTTTGACCTGAGCAGTTATATAGACTACGAGACGCAATTTAATAAAGCGTTTCTTGACCCATTAAAAGTTATACTCGAGTCAGTTGGCTGGAGTGATGAGAAGAAGTCTAGTCTTGAAGACTTCTTCGGATAGGAGAAAGGTATGAGCGAATTCGATTTTGATTTTGGTTTTACAGCTGTCACTGAAGACGAACTTGATAGCGTACAGCAGGCAAGTACTGCTGCTAAGACTGCGTCAGAAACAGCTGATAGTTGGGAAGCCAAGTGCGCTGACCTGTACAATACATTCAAACCACTGCTTAACAACTTGGCTAAGAATCCAGAAAAAGATTATATTTACTGGCCAAACCGCATGGGCAAACTTGAACAATTTAGTGATCTCATTGATAAAATATACAATGGTTAATATTGTTTGACTTTTGGTATATTATAGTATATAATAGGGTATATTATGTTATTAGTTATTGATAATTTTTTAAAAGAAGGCGACGACCTTTTGTCTGATATCCAGCACGATAGATATTGGTGGGATTCTCTTCCATATCATTTTATGGAAAGGGATGCAGATACAAAAAATATTTGGGAAAAAATGATCGAGAGAATCTGGTGCTCGACTGAAGAATACAATGTATTACCGCATCAAGGTTATGCTGGTATTGAATACTGGAATAACATAATGTCTGTTGATGGTGAGAAGCAAGATCTTCCATGGCATTTTGATAAGGATGAGCATCTATATAACAACACTGGCGAGTTACAGACTCCTTATGTCGGTTCAGTTTATTATGCTCATAAAGAATTGCCCTCTGAAGGATATCTTGAGATCAAAAGGGGTGAAGGTGAATTAGAGTTTGAGCGAATACAACCAGTTCCTAATAGGCTAGTTATATTTGATTCTGGTACGGTGCATCGTGTTACTCCTGTAACTGGCGGTGGCGTACGAAGATGCTTTGCTACTAATATTTGGGTAAATAAACCGAGCGAGGAAAATTTTTAATGAGTTTTTTGACTGATATGGTGAAGGGTATTGACAATACATCCCTTCTTGCTGATGGTGGTAATAGTTCTGAGTTTTCGGGATCTATTGACACTGGTTCTTATATTTTAAATGCTGCCATTTCTGGTAGTATCTACGGTGGTGTTCCTAATAATAAAATCACCGCTTTTGCTGGTGAGTCTGCTACTGGTAAGACCTTCTTTGTACTTGGGGTACTCAAGCAGTTCCTTGAAGATAATAAAGACGGTGGCGTTATTTACTTTGATACAGAGGCAGCTGTTACTAGGCAGATGATGGATGATCGTGGTATTGATACCAAGCGTGTAGTTATTTCTGAGCCGTCTTCGATTGAAGAGTTCCGGACTAATGCGACTCGTATCTTGACCACTTATATCGAGCAAGGTAAAGATGCTCCTCCGATGATGATGGTACTTGATTCACTAGGTATGTTGTCATCTGCTAAGGAACTTGCCGACACCGAATCTGGTAGCGAGAAACGTGATATGACCAAGTCGCAGTTACTGCGTGGTACATTCAGAGTTCTTTCGCTGAAGCTGGCTAAAGCTAATGTGCCTCTGCTAGTTACTAACCATGTCTACGATGTTATTGGTGCGTATATTCCTACCAAAGAAATCACTGGCGGTGCTGGTCTTAAATATGCTGCTTCTTCGATTGCTATGCTTGGCAAGAAGAAAGATAAAGATGGTACTGACGTTGTTGGTAACATTATCAAGGTAACAATGCATAAGTCTCGATTCACTAAAGAGCAAAAAAAGGTTGAGGTGAAGCTGTCATATGACACTGGTCTTGATCGTTACTATGGCTTGCTTGACCTTGCCGAGAAGTATGATATCATCAAGAAAGTATCGACTCGATTCGAGTTACCTGATGGTCGCAAAGTATTTGGTAAGGCAATTAATAATAACCCGACTGAATATTTTACTGATGACATTATGGCTCAGCTAGAAGTTGCTGCTGCCAAAGAGTTTAAATATGGTCAAGTTGGTATTGATGAAGTTGTCGAGGAGGCTGACGATGGCGGTGAAGTATAAATTAGTTGAGCATCCTGATGCATATCATGACAAGCATTGGGCAATTGAGATATTGGAGGGTGATTTAGAGGGAGTCACCTTTCAGTATGATACAGTGAAGTTTAGAGAAGAAGACGGTCAAGGTATCCTTGATTTTGAAGTATTGAATATCGAGAATGGCGAGATAGTTGATACTGATAATGAAGGAACTTCTGAAATACTTGGCGGGATACTTGTAGATATTATTGAACAACAGATGAGAGAGATGGAAAATGGCGACGGAAACACTGATACTGAGGCACCTGCTTAATGATGAAGGGTATGCGAGAAGAACACTTCCATATCTGAAGCCAGAATATTTTTCAGACCGTATTGAGAAAACGGTCTACCAGCAGATTGATTCGTTTATACAAAACTACAACTCACTTCCTACTAAGGAAGCTCTGACGATTGAGATGGATAAGGTAAAGAACCTTTCCGACACAGAGTTTGAGCAATGCGGTGAGTATATCTCCCAGCTGGATATTGAACAGCCTGAAGACGCAGACTGGCTAATCGGTACAACCGAAAAGTTCTGTCAGGAAAAGGCTGTATACAATGCCATCATGGAAAGTATCAGTATCCTAGAACCTAATGATAAGGAAGATCGGGATAAGGGTTCAATTCCTGAGTTACTTTCCGATGCCCTTGCCGTTTCTTTTGATCCCAATATTGGTCACGATTTCGTTGAAGATGCTGAAGAGCGTTATGACTTTTATCATCGTAAAGAAGAACGTGTTCCGTTTGACCTTGAGTACATGAACAAGATTACTCAAGGTGGTCTGCCTCGTAAGACGCTAAACATTCTGATGGCTGGTACTGGCGCAGGTAAATCTTTGGCTATGTGTCATATGGCTTCGGCTAATATGATGGATGGCAAGAACGTTCTCTACATTACAATGGAGATGGCTGAGGAAAAGATTGCGGAGCGTATCGATGCCAATCTACTCAATGTGACACTCGACGACCTAAAGAGTTTATCTAAGGCGATGTATGATAAGAAGATTGCTAGGGTAAAGGGCAAGACAACTGGTAAGTTAATTGTAAAAGAATATCCGACTGCCTCTGCTGGCTGTGGTCACTTCCGTCACCTAATTAATGAGCTGAAACTCAAGAAGTCATTTACGCCTGATATCATTTATATTGACTATCTGAATATCTGCATGTCATCTCGGCTTCGTAATGGCGGTAATCATAATTCCTACACTTTGGTCAAGGCTATTGCTGAAGAGATTCGTGGGCTGGCAGGTGTGCAGAACGTGAGGATCGTACCAGCTACGAAAACAACACGTAGCGGTTATGGTAGCAGTGACA